ATAAAATTATTTTAATATAATGTGATAATATAATATAATATAACATAATGAATAAATATTCACATAAAATAATAAAACACATTGATGATAATTATAAAGATGTAAAAATTAGTTCATATGAAAATAATGAAATAATAAAACAAATAAGTGAATTATTTGTAGAAACAAAAAATATTCCATTGTTAAAAGAAAAAGAAGAAATTGTATTATTAAATGGTGAAAAAATAAATAATAAAAAATATGAAGAAATGACAATATTTATAGAAGAAAATAAATTTATGGCAGACGAATTAAGAAAATTTATACTATCAACAAAGTTAAATTATGAAAAATATGAAAATGAAAATATAAAAATTCAATTATTATATCAAAATGATGATAAACCAAACATAAGTTTAATTATATCAATACATGAATTAATAAAAAAATTATGTAAATATAATGAAAATAAAAAAGAAAAAATGTTGTTATTAATATTTTATATATCACAAAAAAAGTATTTTCCAACAAATAGCGGAACAACTATTGGTCCAATACATGTTAATTCTGGATCAACATTAAAAAACAATTATATTATGATATGGAGAAAAGAAGATTTTTACAAAGTGCTAATACATGAAATGATACATTTTTATAATTTTGATTTTGATTGTTTGTCTGAAATGAATAGTAAACTTAAAAACATATTTAATAAATATTTTAAAATAGAAAATGATAATGATGCATTATCTGAATCATATGTTGAAGTATTGGCTTTAACAATACATTCTGTTATTATGGCTAAATTATTTAATAAACATTTTGATGAAGTGTTTAGTTATGAATATAGATTTGCGTTATTTCAAACAGCTAAAATATTATATTTTTGGAATTTGTTGGAATATGATGATATATTTACACATACAATAAAACAAAATACTTCTGTTTTTTCTTATTATATTATTAAATTGATGTTTTTAATGAATTATGATAAATTATTAACATATTGGAAAAATAATGGATTTGTTATTAATAATGATAATGATATTTTTATACAATTTTATGAATATATTATAATGAATAAAACAGATGATATTAAAGTAATAAATAAAATGATTGGTGATATAAAAAATATAAAAAATAAAGATAGGTTTGTGTATAAAACACTAAGAATGAGTGTTTATCAAATACAATAAGAACTATAATTTTTATTTAATTATGATTAAATAAAAATTGAAAATCAAACAATATAATAATAAATTAATAATAACAAATATTATTATCATGGAATATGATGGAATCACTTATTTTGTGTTTGACAAAGAGTGTGAAAACAACCATGGATTTAATGAAGATATAACAAAAGATATTACATTAGAATATTTGATGAATTCCAATATTGAGTATAAAAATGAACTTGATGATGATTGGTTTAAATTAGATCAATTTCCAAAACAAGTAGAAGTTATTTTATTTGATTTTATTAAATTTGTTTTAGAAAAAAACAACAAATACGTAAAAGTATACATTATTGGATTAAAAAATGATAAAATTGAAGAGATATTTTCGAAATATAGATCATTTATTATTTTGTTGTGTAAATTTCATTTGCGATATGAATATGTTTATAATGAAAAGCCTGATGTTAATAAAATAATAGAAACAGTATCAAAAGTTAATAGTGATATGATTGATGAAGTGATTGAACAACCTAAATATGGGAAATGTATTATGTATGAGTATCAAAAAAAAACTGTTAATTGGATGATACAAAGAGAAAAAGAAGAAAAATCAATACCATATTGTTTGAATGGGGAAATTATTGTTGGTGATTATGTTATTGACATTAATAAAAATAAATATGGCAAAATTGTAGATAATAGAATAATTGATTTTAAAGGTGGTGCTTTAATTGATGAAGTTGGATTAGGAAAAACATATGAAATGATTGTATTATCATTAACAAATAAAAGAAAAAATACTAAATACATACAAAAAAAATACAATAAATTATGTGGCAAAGGAACAATTGTTTTTTGCCCTAATCATTTGTGTAATCAGTGGATAAAAGAAATTAAAAAAATGGTAAACAAAGATTTGAAAATTATACCATTGTTTACAAAAGTACATTACGATAAATATACATATCAAGATTTGTTAGATGCTGATTTTGTTATTGTATCATTTAATTTTATGATAAATAATGCTTTTGTAAAATCAATATTTCCTAATATAACAAAACAAACATTTATTCAAATGTTAAAAAACAATTTTATGAATACAAAAAATATTATTGATGATTTAGCATTGAAGGTAAAAAAAGATGAGAATATTTTAGAAAAAACGAATTCTAATCCAGTTCTTATTCATTGGCACAGAGTTATTGTTGATGAATTTCATGAAATCACTGATAGAAAATATCAACAGTATATGGAAAATATTTTATATACAGTAGATAGTACATATAGATGGTGTATGACAGGAACGCCATTTGATAGAAGTACTGATTGTCTCATGATGATGATTGGTTTTGTTTCTAATGTTTACAATCTTCCAGATTCACTATTATTAAATGACCATATTTATAATCATGTTGTCACAAAATTTTTTAGGAAAAATACAAAGAAAAGTATTATTAATGAATACAAACTACTTCCTTTAAAAGAAAGTGTTATTTGGTTAAAATTTTCTGATATTGAAAGAAATATTTATGAAGCATATTTACAAGACAATACAACTGATAAATTTGATGTTAAATTTAGACAATTATGTTGTCATCCAAGCCTAGTTGATGAATTGAAAATGTTAGATAAACAATATTCACAATATCAAACATTGGAAGAAATTGAAAATAAATTTAATGACATTTATAAGAATAACATTGTAAAATCTACCAGAAAAATAAATAGAATAAATAAATCAATTGATAATATACTTAAATTTATTATGGTTACATCTATGAAAGAAAAAGGAAAATTACTAAAGAAATTCTATAAAATTAAATACATTCCATCAAATTGTTTAGTTTCTGACAATGTTAATTATAATGCTGTTGCTAATCATTTTATTTATAAATTGGATAATGAAATAGAAGACGAAAATAAAAATAATGAAGAAATTACTAATGATATTGCTAATTTTTATATTGATGATATTGCTAATTCTTATAATGATATGATAAATAATAAAATAGAAAATGAAAAAGATGTTAATGAAAAAGATGTTAATGAAAAAGATGTTAATGAAAAAGATGTTAATGAAAAAGATGTTAATAAAAAAGATGTTAATAAAAAAGATGTTAATGAAAAAGATGTTAATGAAAAAGATGTTAATAATGAAAAGCCTGAAATAACATTAGTATTTGATAAACAAGAAGAAATTGACAAATTGTTAGAAGATCATAACTTGGTATATGAAGAATCTGAAAAAATAAAAGAAATGATAAAAACCATGAAACGTTATATTTTAAAAAAAAAGAATGAAACTGAAATATTAGAAGGAAAAAAAAAGACATATGAATACTATAATAATGTAATATCACATGTAAAAGATACATTTAACAAAAACAATTTTGATGAGGAATGTGCAATATGTAGGTGTGAAATAAAAAAAAATGATATGGCATTAACAAAATGTGGACATTTATATTGCTACAATTGTATTAATGAATGGTTAAAAATAAATAATAAGTGTCCATTATGTAATTCACAAATTGATGAAACAACAATTTACAGAATAAAAAATGAAATCAAAAATGAATTTGTGGAGGGAATGGCAAAAACAAAAATTGATTTGATAAATAAATTTGGTACAAAAATAACACATTTAATTTTATATTTGAAACATATTGATAAGCATGTTATTATTTTTTCACAATGGGATGAATTATTAGTAAAGATTGGTGGAATTTTAAATAATGAGGGAATAAAAAATGTATTTTGTCATGGAAATGTTTGGCAACGTAATAATACTATATGTAAGTTTAATTCCGAAGATGATATTAAAATTATTATGTTATCTTCTGGAAGTTGTGCGTCTGGAACAAATTTAACAAAAGCAGAAATTGTTATTTTATTAGATCCAGTTTATGGATCATTTGAATATCGTAAAAATGTTGAAATGCAAGCAATTGGTAGAGCATATAGATTAGGTCAAGACAAACAAGTAGAAGTTGTTAGATTTATTATCAAAGATTCCATTGAAGAAGATATTTATAAAATTAATAATGAAGATGATGAAAAAAATAATGCGTTGGTTAAAAAGTTTGAAATTGATGATGCAGAAATTCAATAAACAAAACAAGTTATTTTATTTTTGAAATAAAATAATTTTATTTCAAAAATAAAGTAAACTACTTAAACAAATTTTGACTAATCTATATTACTTTAATGGCTTCATCATCTAGTGAATCTGAAAATAACATTGAAAGCGATAATGAAACAGGAAATGGAGATGAAAATAAAGGTGATACATTTAACCCATTAATATTTTTTAAGGGTGATATGAAAGAACTGTGTTTATATAAAAGAGTAAATAAATTTTATAAAAGTGATTGTAAAAAAGAAAATATAATTAAAATGATTGATATAGTAAATGGAAAATCCAAAATATCCTTACGTATATTGGATTGGTTTGTAACAAAATATTCAAAAAAAAGAACGAATGATATTGTTGTAAATAATGGAATAGATGATTATGATGTAAGAATTGATTATAAATCTGTGCTTAAATCATATAAGAAAAAAAATTTTGATCCATTTAGAAGGAGAGAAGACAAAAAGTTTGAATATTATTTTGATAAAGATACATTTTTAAAAACAACATTGGGACAACTAAATTTTTTTAGATGGGCAATTAGTTTTAAAATAGTACAATGTGTTGAAGATAATATTGATAAAGTAATAAAAGAAATGAATTCTTCAAACAAAGAAGAAAAAGTAAAAAAAAGTATGAAAAAACAAGAAGAAACAAAAAATGTTACAGAACAACCAAAATCAAAAAAAATAAATGATGATGATTTTGTTATTTCATTTAAATAAAATTTAATTAATTTTTCCAAATTAATTAAATTTAATTTTTAACAAACAAATTATTGATAATTGTTTCAAACAATATTTGATTTTTGTTTAATATATTTTTTAATGATTGAAGATGAATGATATTATTAGATATTTTTTTATTTATTTTATCTTCAGAATGTTCAATTGTATTTGTAAATTCATTAAGTTTTTCAATAGTTTTTAAATTATCATTGTTTATTATTTCTAATTTACTATTTTCACTTAATAAAAAATCCATTATTATATATTGCAACAATAAATTATTTTTGACTATATGTATCTATTTTGTTTCTTAATGATTCAAGTTCTACATTTTGTTGTTTAATTGTTTCAGATAATAATGAAATTTTTTGTAACAAACTAATTTTAATTTTACTTAACTGCACGATATCTTCTTGTAATGAAATGTAATTGATTGTTTTTTGTTCTAATTCATCATTTATAAGTAATGATAATTGATATGATACAATGATTCCATATTTAACAATACTATTTTTCATTTCTTGACTTTCTGTTTTTATACGATCACTAATAATTGCTATTTGTTTCATCATTAATGTTAATAATAAATATTCTAATTGTTTTGCTATTTGTATTTTATTTTTATCATCAGTTTCTTTTTTATATTTATTTATTTTATTGTATAACTTCATAACATATTCTAAATTTGATAGTAATGGTGACATTATTAATTCAACCCTGCTTTTTTCATTTATTTTAAATATTTCACATGAACTTAATATACCGCTTACATTATTGTTAATACATAATATTACTTTGTTAAATAACTCTTCATTTTCCATAATTGGAACACTTTCTACTTCTTTTACATCTATTTCTTTCACTGTTTCTTTTTTCCCTCCATTTTCACTTTCTTCTTTACTTTTTTTATTTTTCTTAAATACCAACATTTATATAATCATATATTTTAAAAAGTAATTTACTAAAATGCCTAATAATATTATTTATTATTTGAATTTTCAAATAATAAATATTTTTATCATTTTTAAAATAAAACAGTTACTCTGATTTCTTCTGTTTCTTTTCCTTCTTTTTCTTTTCTTTTACTTCTTCTTTCATTTCTTTTTTCACTTCTTCTTTCACTTCTTCTTTCACTTCTTCATTATTAGTTTTTGTGTTTTTTGGTTTCTTCTCTTTTTTTCCCTTTTTCTTTTCTTTTACTTCTTCTTTTACTTCTTCCACTTCATCATCTTCTTCTTTTGCTTCTTCTTCTGCTTCTTCTTCTTTTACTTCATCATCTTCTTCTTTTACTTCTTCTTTTATTTTCTTTTCCTTTTTCTCTTTCTTTTCTTTCTTTTCTTTCTTTTCTTTCTTTTCCTTCTTTTCCTTATTTTCCTTATTTTCCTTTTTCTCTTTCTTTTGTTTTTTTGGTTTATTTTCATCTTCTTCATTATCTTCTAAATGTTTGTTATTAATTTGGAATTGAGACAATTCTGGGCAATCTTCTTTCTTAATGCTTTTTGAGACATTTTTATATTTGTAAAAAACTGATTTTTTAACAGGTTCGTTATTTTCATCTAAAACAATGTTTCCTTTTTCATCTTTCACAGATACTAGAACTTCCATTGGTTTTGATTCACGTACACCAGAATACCAAAACTTTTTATGATCTTCTCCTCGCGTTGTTTCAACAATTCCATATTTGATGACTTCTGGTATTTTAGTATTATCTTTCTTGTATTTTCTGAAAATAGCAGTTAATGCTTTTTTTGCAACTTGCAACGGTTTTGTTCCACAATAACGTCCAAAAATAATAATCTCCTTTTCTGAATTCATGTAAATGGCCTTAAATGATCTTCGTTTGTCTTCCTTGACTTCTTCAACTTCTTCAACTTCTTCAACTTCTTTTTCAACTTCTTCAACTTCTTTTTCAACTTTAACTTCTTCCTTAACTTTGTTTTGTTCAGGTGTTTGTTTTTTTTGTTTCGGCATTTTATTATATGATATAAGATTAATTTTTTTTTTAAAAATAAACACATGTAAAATAATAATTAAAAAAATAAAAATTTATTTTTTTAATTATTATGTTTTTTTAGTTGTTATGTAACATTATTAAATGTGATTTTAATAGATGTTTATACCAAAATGTTCTGTTCTAGTCTTTTACAACAAGTTCAAGCAAATTTAAATTTTTTAGCTGTTGTGTGACATTATTAAATGTGATTTTAATAGATGTTATGAAATCTGATATTTGCTGTTCTAATGGATCTGAATTTTTTACGCCAAAATGT